CCAGCGCGGACTCGTCGGGGCCGGATTCCACCATAACCAAGGGAACGATTGTCATTCGAGCCTTGGGTAAGCTCGGGATCGCCAATTACGTTTTCGACACGGAAGCCGAAGAGGACAACTCGGCTCTGAGACAGTTGGATTCGCTCGGGGCAAAGTGGCAGGATTCGCTTGAACAACTGCCATACTCGCTCCCAGCCACCAATGGCACGTCGAGCCCTACGGATTCGGCGGGGATAGACGAAGCGGACGTTGACGGCTTCATCTACAATCTCGCTGAAGTCCTCGCTCCCGACTATGGCAAGACGCTCCCTGCCGGAGTGGCGAAACGGGCCGCTGACACGCGCTCAGACCTCTTCGTAAAGTATGAGGCGACCCGCGAGATTGCCATGCCCCGCCGGCAGCCAACGGGAGCCGGGAACGACCGCTGGTTCAGCCGCCGCCGCTTCTTCACCGGCAGCTAAATGCAGGTCTCCATTCTCTCGGGGGTCTACTCGCAGAAGGGGCCGGACTTCGAGGCGTCCTATCCGGTCAACCTCGTCCCGAACTTTCAGGAAACCAGCATTTCCGAGGGCTATCTGAGGTCCGCGCCGGGGATCGATGTGTTCGCTGTTGGGACCGGGACCGATCGGGGAGGCTACAACTGGAACGGAACTCTTTACAGGGTTTCGGGAACAACCCTCCTCTCGGTGTCCAGCACTGGCATTGCATCGATTGTTGGAGACGTTGGCGGAAGCTCCAGAGTCTCGTTCGCCTCTTCGTTTGATCGCATGGGAATCGCGAGTAATGAGGAGCTTTGGTATTACGACGGAACAACGCTAAGCCAGGTCACAGACCCGGATCTGGGCGTCGTTCTCGATGTGGTGTGGCAGGATGGCTATTTCATCACCACGGACGGCACAAACATCGTCATTACTGAGCTGAACGACCCAACTCAGGTCGATCCTCTAGCTTATGGGTCTGCCGAGGCCGATCCGGATTCCATCCTTGGACTTCTGACCATCCGTGGCGAACTTTACGTCCTCGGCCAGCGAACAATCGAGGTGTTCTACAACACCGGCGTTGTTACCGATGCCGCTCCGTTCCCGTTCCAGAGGCAGCGGGGAGCGCAGATCGACAAGGGCATTGTCGGAACCCATGCCAAATGCCTGTTTCTCGACTCCTTCGCTTTCTGTGGGGCGGCGAGGAACGAACAGCCGAAGATTTACGTCGCCGGATTGGGGCAGGCAACGGCGATCAGCACGCGCGGGATCGAGCGGATGCTTGCCGCAGTCGCTGATCCTTCGACAATCGTTCTGGAGGCAAGAAACGGCGACGGCGCGAACTCGCTCTATGTTCATTTGCCAGACCAGACGCTGGTCTACGACCACGAGGCGAGTCAGGCGGCGCAAACCCCGGTCTGGTATCGTCTGGCGTCGGGGATTTACGCGGACCAAGCTTACCGTGCTCGCAATTTCGTTTACGCTTACGGGCAATGGCATTGCGGGGACATTCAGAGCTTCAATCTCGGGGTGTTGGTAGACGATAACGACAACCAGTTCGGCGACAAGACCGAGTGGAAGTTCGACTGCCAGCTTGTCTACTCTCAGGGCAAAGGCGGCATCTGCCACGACCTTGAACTGGTAGGGTTTTACGGTCGCGCAACTCCCGGCTCGGAGCCAATCGCGTTCATGTCATGGACCGACGACGGGGTTGCATGGTCGCAGGAACGCGCGGCGAGGACGGGATTCAGCGGACAACGCAGTCTGAGGGTTGCTTGGCGCAGGAATGGATTCTTCCGCCAGTGGAGAGCCTTCAGGTTCAGGGGAATAACCGGGACGCCGGTTAGTTTCTCGCGGCTTGAAGCTAATATCGAGCAGCTCAATGCCGGTTGATCTCACTCCCTTCTCCACCTTCACGTCGATGCGCCGTGCGGACATCTACAAGTTCGTCGGCAATGATCCCCGCACGGTAAAGTCACTCGAGGAGCTGCAAAACCTTCTCTCGGGCAATGTGCCGAGTGCGCTCAGTTCGATCCTTGGAACGTCGATTATCGCCGGAGACGGATTGACGGGAGGGGGAACGTTAAGCGCCGATGTGACCCTGAATGTCGGGGCTGGAACGGGGCTCATCGCCAACGCGGATGACATTGCCATTGATATCCCCGCCGAGCTTGAGCGCATCCAGGATGGCGTCGGAACGATTCTCACCGATACCGCAACAATCGACTTCACCTATGATGACGTAACGCCCGCAATCACCGCCGATGTAAAGGACGGAAGCATTGGCACGGCCAAGCTGGCAGACGGCGGTGTTACTCTAGCCAAGCAGGCAAACGTCGCGACCGGGACGGTGTTCTATCGTAAGACCTCCGGAACCGGCGCGCCTGAAGTCCAGACGCTCGCAACGCTCAAGAGTGATCTCGGGCTTACTGGAACGAATAGCGGCGACCAAAGCATTCAAACCCTTCTGGACAGCATCAGTTCAACACAGGGAACGGTCCTCTATCGGAGCAATTCCGGATGGTCCGCGCTATCGCCAGGAACGAGCGGACAGGTTCTTAGAACCAATGGAGTGGGTAGCAATCCGACATGGGCTGCCGTCGGGTCCGGAACTACTGGCGGTAATTCGCTTGCGTGGCCGATCCAGGGGACGCCAGTTGCTTCGGCTACGAGTACGGCTGCGCACGGAGTCTATTTCACGGCGCTCACAGATTTCGTGGTGTCTGGCCTCTGGGCGCAGGTAACGACTGTATCAGGGGCCACCTATAGAGTCGCAATCTATCAGGTGAACACGTCCGGGCTGATTTCAGCGGTTGTTGCTGACAGTGCCGATATCGCTTCGCCGGGAGCTGTGACGGGAACAAACGTCGGCGCAAAATTTTCAACGCCGGTCACGTTGAGCGCCGGTAACAATTATATCGCATCGTTCAGGAGAACCGATAGCACTGATTCTGTGGTCGTGGGAGTGTTCGGGCTAAGCACTTCAGCACTGCCGGTCTATACCGGCCTTCCTATCCAATACACATCTACCGTCCAGACCAAGTTCGCAACGCTGGCAAAGGCGACACCGGCTGTAGGAGACACATGGACGTTAGGAGGAAACGGTTATTATGCCATCTCCGTGCTCTACACTAGCTGATCGGTTTCCTGTCTGGACGCCATTTCTCACCAGCAATAACGATAACGCAGGTGAGTGACATAAGGGCAAACCCTGCCGCTATCGCATATCCAAAGTCCCTCAGGCTTGGCGTTACCCCTATGAAGTCGCCGTGCCTCACTGTTTGTGAGAGAACGAACCCGCTGCCAAAGTGAAGCATGAGCGCCCACGCGCCTAGCTTGAAATCATCACGCGACACGAAGCCCTCCTAACCCGAGCACCCCCACACTAACGCTCGGAAACTCGGCGCGCAAATCTCCTCGCAATTACCGTCTCCAGCATGGCGACGGCTGCACGGATCATTGAGGCTGAACCGATCACGGCTCAGGCCGAATCCTTCAGTGCCGCTCGCCCGGAACTTGAGAGGCTGTTTCCGCTCCACTGGAAAGAGCTTGCACTGGAGCAGGACAAGATTCCGCTCGACGTGGACTGGCCGCGCTACGCCCAGCTTGAGAGGGCGGGAATCCTCCTTTTCGTAACGCTTCGGAAGGCTGGCCGTCTCGTCGGCTACTTCATGGGCTTTGTCATGCCCCACCTGCATTACAAATCCACCGTCACCCTGGGAATGGATGTCTACTGGACCCATCCCGACGTTCGCGGTGGCACGGCTGCGCGCCGGTTGATGCGCAAGGTTCACGAGGAAGCGAAGGCGCGGGGAGCGGTGAAAGCCTTCGCCGTTTCCAAGGATCACAAGGACTCGTCGCGCCTGTTCAAGGCGCTCGGATACCGTCCCGTCGAGACGGTTCACACTAAGTGGATTGGTGAATAAATGGGTGCGATAGCTGCTGCACTGATCCCGGCGGGGATTAGCCTCGTGGGAGACATCATCGGAGGCAATTCCGCGTCCGATGCGGCGCACACTCAGGCCAACGCCTACCAGAACGGAATCAATACCGTTGAGGGGTTCAACAACCAGACCCGAACTGACCTAATGCCGTGGCTGACGGCGGGACAATCGTCTCTCGGCGGTCTAACTGCACTCCTCGGCCTCGGAGGTAACGGAGCCCAGCAGTCGGCGATCAACAATCTCCAGTCTGGGCCGCTGTTCCAGTCGCTCTACCGGCAAGGAACAAACGCCATTCTCGGCAATGCCTCAGCCACCGGCGGACTTCGCGGCGGCAATACCGAAGGCGCGCTTTACAATCTCGGTTCGGACACGTTGAACCAGGTGATCCAGAACCAGATCGCCAATTTGACGGGCCTTTCCGACACTGGGTTCCGCGCCGGTGGATTGTTGGGGCAGTTCGGGCAGGACACTGGCAACAGCATCGCCCAATTGCTTGCGTCTCAGGGAACCGCGCTCGCAAGCGGCCAGCTCGGATCGGGATCGGCGCTGGCGAGCGGCCTGAACGGCATTGGAAGCCTGTTCGGGGCCGGTGGCCCGCTGGCCGGGATATTCGGAGGAGGCGGTGGGGGCGGCTCGGTTTCCGGCTTCGATCCTAACGACATGAGCACTTGGGATCCAATCGCCGGAAGCGTCGGTTTCTAGCGATGTTCGAGTATCAGGCTCCGACAAACCTGTTCGGCACATTCCTTGCCCCCGTGTTGCAACAGCAGCAGATGCAGTTGCAGCAGCAGGACGCCGCGCAACAGGCGCAAGTGCTCAAGTTGCAATTGGCACAAGCGGCGCAGCAGCAGCAGCAGGCCCAACAGTATCAGACGGATGCGCAATCGGTTCTCTCCAACCCGACGCCCGAGGGCTTTCGGGCGCTGATGCTCAAATATCCGCAGATGCACGAAGGCGTGCAGTCGGCGTTCCAGAACTATTCCGATACCGAGCAAAACCGCATCACGGGGATTGCGTCGTCGGTTTATTCGGCGCTGAGCAAGGGCGATCCGGACGCGGCCGCAAGCGCGCTCACCGATTACAGTTCCGCGCTCAAGAACGCGGGCATGGATACGAGTGTCGCGGACAATGCTCTCAAGCTGATCCAGAGCGGCGATCCCGCGAAGGTGAAGCAGGCGCAGGGCATGGCTGGCATGATCCTGATGAACGCCTACGGCCCCGACAAGGGCGCGGAGGTGCTGAAGGCGCTGACACCGGACACGAAGGACGGCTTCACGCTCAATCAGGGCGAATATCGCTACGATTCAGACGGAAACCTCATCGCCGTGGGTGGTGCGGCTAAAGATGACGGATCGACGCCTCCGGCTCCCGCTGGTGGTAACGCGGGTGTGCAGGGCGCGATCAACCACGTTGTCGGCCTGGAGGGCGGATATAACCCGAAGGACGCGAACGGCTCCCCGACGAACTTCGGCATCAACTACAAGGCCAATGCTGGCGTCCTGAAGGCGATGGGAATCACGTCTGCCAACTTCAAGGATATGACGAAGGATCAGGCCGCGCAGGTCTACGCCTCAAAATACTGGCCCGCGTCCGGTGCGGCCGATCTCCCGGCGAACCTTCAGGCTCCCTATTTCGATGTCTACATTCGCAATCCCGCACTAGCTAAGGCGGCGCTGGCGAAGTCGGGCGGTGATCCTCAGAAGTTCGTCGAGATTTCAAACCAGATGTTCGCGCCGTTCCTCGCGAAGCATCCGCAATATGCGAGTTCGTATCAGCAGCGCTTCAATAGCAATATGGCGATTGCGAGCGGACAGTCCCAGGCTCCGCTACTACCGAGCGATACGCAGAACCCAGCCCCTCCGGGATTCCACTGGATTGCCGGGCCTAATGGTGGCGAGTTCCGCGTTCTCAGCGATGCGGAAGTCAAGCAGCGTGGGCTCGATCCGGGCCAGCAGTATCAGCTCGACACGAAAACCGGCAAAGTCACCGGGTTGGGAACGAAGACAGGCGGTGGAGACGTTCTCGGGCAGTACGGGATCGCGCCGGGAGAAACTGGGCCGTCGGTTCTGGCGAAGATTCCAGCAAGCCTCGCGTCTCAGGTCAAAGCATTGGCCGAAGGACGGCTGCCCATGCCGTCCAGCTTCGCTCTCGCAAAGCCCTATTGGCAGACGCTGCTACAACTCACGTCGCAATACGATCCGACGTTCGATGCTGCGAGCGCTCCCGCGCGTAAGGCTGCGATCACCGCATTCACCGGCAACGGAAAGGCTGCGCAGACAATCGGTTCGGTCAACCGGGTGGCGAACCACCTCCAGCTTCTGTGGAACGAGTCGAATAAGCTTGTCGGTCCAGATCTCGGCAACTCCATGCTCAATTCCGCCGCCGCTGGCATCGGACAAAGCTTCGAACCGCAGGACGCCAAGGCATACGACACTGAGGTGCAGTTCATCGCCGGTGAATTGGAGAAGATCGCCCGCAACAGCCCCGGAACCGTCTCTGGCGTCAATGACATCATCAACAACCTCAGCCGCAAGCAGTCTGCGTCAACCCGAGCGGCCGCGATCAAGGCTGCCGTGGGGATCATATCAGGCGCAATCGATCCGCTGAAGGATCAATACAACAGCGCGTTCACCAACGGTTCGGCGCGCCCCAACATTCCTTGGGTCTCTCCGAAAGCGCAGCAGATTTACCGCAACATCGCTGGGGTGGATACGAGCCTCACGGGGGCCAATGCGGACACTAACGCGACCGGCGGAAACACGACCACCACCGGCGTCAAGTGGCGGATCGTCCAGTAGATGCCGACCCGCGTTCAAATCGATGGCGTTGGAACGGTGGAGCTGGACGACAGCTTCAAGAGCCTTCCACCCGATCAGCAGCAGGCGACGATCAATGAGATCGCCGCTTCGCGTGGTGCCGCGCAATCTGACGCCACGCAAGCGCCAGATCAGTCAGCGCCACAGGGTTTCACCGACGAGCAAAAGCAGGCGATCCTCGGCTACATTCCGAAGGCGAAGGATGCGGCCGATCTCGCTCAGTTCGCCAGTCAGATCAGCGGCGGCAAGATAGACCTAGGCAACGCTCAGCAGATGCTTGACGCCTGGGCCGCAGGAGGCAGGCACTATGCTGCCGATCAACCAGCACCGACTACGGTTCAGGCTCCGGCGCAGCAGCCGTCCACACTTGAGAACCTTCGCAATACGATTGGCGAGGGCATTCTGAACGCGCTCGATTCCGTCATGCCGGGAGTGGGGTCGCTGCTCCGTTCTAATCGCGACACCGGAAAGGCCGTAACCGAGCACGTCGCAAATTCGATGGTTGGGGACTATGGCCCGGAAGTCGGCGGCTTCCTGCACACGATCCTGAGCCCGAGCGAATATAGCGAGTTTGGAGCCAATCTGGACCGCAACGTCGCGCACGAACGGGCGATCATGCAAGGTGACAGCGCGGATCATGGCGTAGCATCGCTGGCTGGCGAACTCGGCGGCACAGGCATTGACGCCATGCTCGGCAATGAAGCCGGATTGGGTAATCTCTCGCGGCTCGGCAAAACCGCCGTAGCAGCGGGACAGGGAGCAATCTATGGCTCCGGCGCAGCGGGACCGGGAAACCGAGCCGCTGGGGCAGTAACGGGCGCAGCACTCGGGGCAGGAACGGACCTCGCGCTTCCGATCATCGGCAAAGCCATTGCGAGCAGAGTCGCCGGAGATGTGGCAA